CTCCTTCTCTCATGTAACGTGTTCCTACTCCTGTAGCAACAGCGGCGGCTATAAAGCCTAGCGGAGTTGCTGTTGTGCCATCAGTATATCCTAAACTCAATTGACAACTTGAACCTAGTGTTGCCGATTGGTGTAAAGATGCATCCCATACTTTTGCTCCGGGAGGCAGTTTACCAAAGGATATTGTGTCATTTATTGCCATCGCAAGATCAGGCGACGTAAACGTGAATTTATCATACAACATCCGCATCCGTCCACCCTGATCAGCTACATCTGTTAGCTTTGCAGGAACAGTTACGTGTCGTTTCTTGTGATTTACAGCATATTGATTAGCCATATTAGTCCTTTTAGATTATAGGTTAAGCAGTTTTAAAACATTCAATTTGAATGACCATCTCTTCCCAAACCCTTGTCGCACCAATATCCATCTCAAAATAAGCATAAGGCACAAAAGATTTGTCGGAACGTCTTTCTATTTCAGTAATAGGTTCTTCCCAAGAACAGAAAGCAAGACCTTGTGGATGGAAACATAATACGGATTCCACCGTTGCATCTGCCGTAGGAGTTACAGTAGGTAGATTTTCATACCTAATGAATTGAAACCCACCAAAATAGTTGGTTTGCCCTTCAACCAAAGCACGAATATTATTATAATCGGAACTTTGAACTTGTTGGGAGTGGAGTAAAGATTCTATCTGAGATGCAGAACAGACAATGAAATAAAGAGGATTACCCCCTTCATCATATTGATCTGCTTCATTTTCAGAAAGAATTCTACGTGCCTTCAACAGTTTGTCGATTGACAATGTACGAGCATCTGTTGCCGTATTAGCAATACCACTCATGTCAACACCTGGAGAGGCACCAACAGAGAAGTTTTTTGCAATAAACTGTTTTGGAAAGTTAGTCGCATTCCAGACAATCTCGGTTGCACCGTCCATTGCTCCACCGTCTGATTCATATGCTGAACCAAAAGCGGCATCTACAATAGTCTTATCCATCTTACGAGCCATTGCCATAGACGTAGCTTCTGCATAAGGCTGAAACACATCGTAGTTCATTCTACGAGTATCAAAACCCTCTACGAAGAAACCAGCATTTTTAGGTTGTGCTGATACTCTCCTACGTTTATGAGAAATCGCTTGTACAGGTGAATCTGCAAAACGTGCAACTTTGTCGAGTGCTTCGTTAGTTCCGATCTTATCAATGAACTCTGCTACACCCTGACAGTCTGGTTTATTAGTTACAAAATTCCGTAACCGTGTAGTTTTTTGTTGAAGCGAATGTAATACATCAGCGGAATAGCGATGTATATAAGACGTTTCAATATCATGAAAATTAGCCATAATTAACCCTATTATAGTTATCTCATACACTTATGTGTATAAGTAAAAATCACTATAACCTAGAGATTATCCATAAAGGGTCTCAAAGAGCTTTCAACAGGCCCGAAGGTTGTCTGCCTACTTTATCTTTTATTCGGTCTTATCTTTTTCTTACATTACCCGGATAGGCTGATTGATACAGATTATCCATTTTTTTCATCGCTTGTTGATGACCCGGATCACGATTATCACGATACGAGGCTGAAAAATCCTTGTCACTATACAGAGCCTGAATTTCTGATTGTGCTTGCTGTGGAGAAAGCTGGCTTGAACCAAGTCCTGTCCCTACAACTAAGGAATCTTCACCCAAAATTTCACCAACTTTAGAAAAGGTTCGGAGCATTTCAGGATGATTACCCAAACCCGACTCGTCCATAAGTTGACTTAATTCTGGAGATGCAAATTGAGCAAATGCTCTTTTTGCGTAATCTAATTTACCATCATAATTCTTACCCCATTCTTTCTGGAGTTGCATTGTAGTATTTACTTCTAAATCTTTGTGTTGTTGTTGAGATTCAGATTCTTCTTGTTCTTGATTATCTGCATATAAATTTAGAATCTTATCAGCTTGATCTTGGGTTAGACCAGTATCATGAGCAAACTCACGGAACCCATCTAATTCTCCATTTTCGTCTGAAAACCGATAATCTTTAGCTTGTTCAGGTCTACCCATTTTATTGTAAAAACCATTCCAATCTTCTCCTTCTTGTGGTATTGCTACCATTTGATCAGGATTCCCACCAATCATTTTTACAGCATTTACATATGACTTTGCAAGTTTATCTACAGAATCAAATGTTGCCAAACTTGGTTCATCACGCAAACCTGCTGGCATTTCTGCTGGGTTAAATCCAATTGATGCTACGTCGCTAGTGACTTGTCCTGAATCATCAGGGGCTACTGCTTCTTCTGACATGTTAATTTATTATTAATTGTTATCCTGCCGTTTAAGTCTGGCAAGTTCTTGTTGATCATAGCGTGTACGAAGCACCCTAAGATCGGTGTCCACCATCTCCAGTATCTTGAGTATTACACTACGCTGACCCTCTTGCCATGCAGATAAATACGGATCAGGAGTTGGTGTAGTCTTAAAAACAAAGTGATCTTTAATCAGTTTATTTAATACTTCTTTACCTTGCTCTGTTGCAAAACATTCTTTAAAGATCCTTCGTGTATTAGATTCCTTGTCAAACCACTCCATTATTT